AGCCGATTGAATGGCATCGAATTCGGCCATTGCCTCGCTGTGAATAGCTGCCCACTTTTCCGCTTTGCTGCGTGCCATAAAAAAGCCCCGAAGTATCGGGGCAGTTTATACCACATTGGAGCGATTACCTCCAAGCGGAGACAGTCGGCACAGCATGAACCATCTGCGGCTTGGCCATGCCGATCTGAGCCCGCCTAGCGCCCTCGCACGCATATCTCAAAGCGTCGATAACGTGGTTGTCTTTATCCTCAAGCACTGGCAAGACTTGCGATGTGAGCGGGTCAATCTTGTAGCTGTACGCGGTCAGCTCGTCGATTGTGTGTCGGCACCTCGGATGCACGACGATATCGAAAGACTTCAGCCACTCTACGCCTTCCTCGACCGAGCGCGGCCCTTTGACCGCTGGCATGATCTTTGGAAAGCCATTTCGCCGCATGTGCGAGATAGTCTCAGGCCGTGAGCTGTCGGCCACGATGGGCCAGCGCTCGGAGTCTGGCACCGTCAAGAACAGGCTCGGCGTGTCCATGATCTCACAGCCGATGCGGTAGGCCTCGTGATCTATGTAGAGAGTGCGCCCAACGATGTGACAGCGCACCATGACAGTCGGGTCAACTGCAAAGCCCCAGTCGGCACCGAAGCGTAGAACCGCATCGGCTGGCGTGTCGAACTCCTCAACGCGCCAGTTTCGGAAAACGCGGGCTTCGGTGTTGCTCAGGTAAGCGCCCTCCCAAACGTGCGCCCACTTGCCAGCGTCACGCTTGCGGTCATATTCCATCTCCTGCCGCAGCACATCAGGAAACCATGGATTGTCTGACCAATTGACCTGGAGAACCACGGAATCAGGTGGCGGATTGTCTCCGCGCAGCAAAGCATCAACCGGATCGGTAGGGCTTGAAGGGTTCCATGTGAAGATGATTTCAGAATCGTCTTTGCGGATTGTGGGCCGCAGAAGTTCCAAGCTGCGGGCGCTAAGGCTTTGCGCTTCTTCCACCCATGCGATGTTGTAGCCCTCAAGCGACTTGATCGAATCCGCAGTGTGATTCTGCATCCCCATAAAAATTATTTGCCCGCCGTTCTTTGCCTTAATCCTGGCCTCCTGCACCTCGAAGTGATGCCCGACACCGAGCGCCTCGATCTTCATCTCGATCAGCTTCTTGACAGACTGACTCAGGCTCTTTTGGATTTCACGGATGCACACGATATCGGTGCGAGCCATGAGCGAGCGCTCGACTATGTATTCAGCGACAAAGTGAGACTTTCCAGAGCCACGGCCACCGTATGCGCCCTTATATCGCGCAGGCTTGAACCATGGCTCGGCCCAGGCTGGGGTTTGTATTTGTAGCTTCACTTCTTGACGATCACTCGTTCGATTGTCTGGATTGCCAACGGGTTCTGCTGGTCGCCTGACAGCTCTAGCTTGTCGCCGTACCGCTTCGGATCCCACTTTGCCAGCAACTGCAACCGAGCCCATACGCGGTTTTTTTGCCAGCTCACAAATCCGGCATCGCTTGAGCCGTGAGCCGTGACGGGTGGCGGCTCGTCAATGATGCGCAGCGCGTCGGTGGCGATGACATCGTGGCCAGCCTTTCGCGCACGCGCGATGCTTGCGGCCAGCGCTTCGTTCTTCTCCACCCAATCGTACCAAGTATGCAAGCCGAGCTGGTTATCTTTGCAGGCGTGAGCCAAAGGGATTCCATTACTCACCGCTTCAATAATAGCCTCGCAGACTTTGGCCTTTTCTTCTTCAGTCTTTCGCGCCATTTTCCACCTCGATCAGTTTATCCAAATAATGCCGGGCTTTGCGTAGGTCTTCAATCCCGCCCTTATCTCGCCACCGTGAAATATATTTCAAAATATTTCCTTCGAAATATCCTAGATTATTCGATGCGATGTAATCCCAAGGCTGAATTGCTTTGGCCGCGTAGTGAGAGCCGCCGACTTGATGATTGTTTGCGCTCATATTTATTCCTCAATTACTTTTTTACCAAGAATGGTTTTTATTTTGTAATTTGGCTTTGGATTATCAGCCAGCCACATTGTGTATTCTCGATATTCAATGCTATCTGCAAATTGTTTTTTGCGATATGCATGAACTGAACATGGTTGTTCTTCTGTGCAGTCTTCGCATCCTTCTCCAATTGAATCCATTTTTTCAATTAAATGCCCAAACAATTTTTGTTTGGTTTCATAATGAATATCGCATTCAGGATTGCTTGATTCTTGAATAAAATACTTCGTCAGCTCATCTGCGCTTCGCACTCGATAGGATGTTTGCATTCTACCGGATGCGGCTTCTTCGATGTGTAGCACTTTCATTTCAACCAGCCGAGCGATTGACTTGATGACGCTTGCCTTTGAAAGTCCTACAGATTGGGCAAGTTCGCTGTAGCTGACTGAAACCTTAGATGTCTTGTAGTTCGCTGAAGTGCTCAGGAACATGGCTAGACGGGCCTCAGAGCCGTTTAAATCACCATAGACAGCCAGCCATCTCATAAGCTCAGAAATTTCCTTGTAATCCACGTTCTAGTCCTTTCGTGTTTTTGCGCGTTAGCGCTTAAGAGCGTAAACGAGTAGCGCCGCGAAGCGCGCGCTACGAAGTATTACGCTTCACTTTACGTTACGCTTATACTTCGTAAGAGTACCAAAAAAATATTACTCTACAGCGATTTTGTAGCACTCTACGCAAAAAGTCAAGCACTCTACGCACAATTAGTAGCACTCATGCGATATTTTTTTATAACGTGAGTGCTACTTTTTTTGTCTCTTGTACTACAGTTTTTGTGTTTTGTAGTCTTTTTTTATCACTATCATGGTCAAAATTGACCCCCCATGTTTTGCTGAAAAGCTCCTGTAGTGTGTAATTTTTGCACTACCCTACAGAGAATTAGCACTACTCTACAGACATTTAGTAGCACTCAAGCTGTGTTTTTTTATCACTCTGCTCCGCGCCTAACGATCATTGATCTAGCATGCGCAAGGTCACTTACCATCCATCCGTGACGGTGTTCGGTGATGATGTGAGCATCAAGTAGAGACGCAATCATGCCTTCTGTTGCTCCTGGATTTGTAACTGCGTCTGCTTCTTTGAAGTTCGCGCATCTTCCTGATGATTGCAAAAATTCAACGAATGACGACCTTGATATGTAAGGCTTTCCGTCTGTAGTTTCTTCTGCACCTGTTGCATACCATCCTGCAATAAAGTGATGCATATTTGAATCAACATTATTTGTGCTTTTTGTTTTATTTTCTGCCTGCACAATAACCGCCGAAGTCACTGCTTGCCCGTCCTCGTCAAACCAGCCTGGAATCTCGACCTGTTCAAGCTGGACAAATACGGTTTGTGCCAGCTCCGCATCCTTGGACTTGCGCTGAACGATCTGCATCGGTGCGGATTCAGTGGCCGGCACAATGCTTATCTCAATGTCCAAAGCCCCGCGCCATGCACTGCTACCGCGTGCCCGGTGTTGCGCCTCGTCGCTGACGCCGGTGTGGTGAACTAGCACCACGCTGCACCCGAATTCGCTCATCAATCGGTTGCACGCATCAAGCATTGTCTTGGCATCCTGCGCGCTGTTTTCGTCGCCGTTTAGGAATCGGTGAAGGGTATCGACTACGATCACTTCGGGGCTGTATCCGAGCGCCCTAACCTGCTCAACGACCTTCAGATAGCCATCGGCGGTGTTGAGATCGCACCCGTCCCGTGAGAGCCACATCGAGAGACTGCCGGCCTGGTGTCGGTGTTTCCATGCTGCGATGCGCCCGCGCAGGCCGTGATGCCCTTCACCGGCCAGGTACACAATCCGCCCAGGCTTGACCTTCTGCCCGCACCATTCGGCCATGCCGCTGGCCATGCGCAGGCACCAATCCAGAACGACGAAAGTCTTTCCGCCTCCGCTTGGGCCATGCACCATGATGAGCGCGTCTTTCTGAATCCAGTGCTTCACCAGCCACGAGATAGGCGCAGGCTGTGCTGAAAAGTCATCGGCTGGAATCAGCCAGCCATCCTCGCGCTGTGGAGTGAGAAGCGCGGCCAGATTGTGCCCGGCTTGCATATAATCGTTTGCATCCATGCCCTCTATTGGAGGGACAACCACGCGCGCGCCGTACTTCGCGCTGGCCTGATCGGCGTACTTCTGGCCCGTGTGGCTCGCATCATTGTCTGCAACGATCACAAGCGCCTGAGCCGCGCCGAACTGCTGTCGAAGCATGCCGCACACTGGCACAAGATTCGAGGCGCTGTATGCGATGAATACCGGCTGGCCGGTGGTCTGGTGAATCGTCGCGGCTGTGGCGAAGCCCTCCGCGATGTAAATCGTCTTTGCATCTTCGAGCGCACCGAGCCACCAATATGCGCCGCCAGTCTGCCCGCCTGGGTGGTATTTCTTTTCGCTGCTTGCGTCGATGTATTGCAGAGACACCAGCTCACCATCGGGGCTGTAAAGCGGCACGATCAAGCGACCGTCGCCGGTCACTCGTGCGCCGTGTGTGGCGATGCCCTTGCGCTGTAGGTACGGATGCTCCGGGCTTGCGGCCTGGGCTTCTGACCATATCCGCCCCACGACATCGGCGGCAGTCTCGCGCCGTCTGGCCAGCTCTGCCTCTCGCAGTGCTGCGGCTTCTGCCATGCGCCGGGTGTGGGCCATCTGCTCAACGTGCGAGATTTTGCGGCCAACATCTGCCCGCCAGGATTGCACCAGGCCTGATCGCCAGCATCCGAACTGCCCCGCCGGGATGCCATCAGCGAAGATGATGTACCAGCCGGAGTCTCCGCGCTTGCCGGATGTGCAGAATCGGTGCATCTTGCCGTCAATGTGAATCTGCTCCGGCGTGTGAGTGATGCCAGCCGAGCGCATGGCGTCTATGAGCTGTGATTCAGGAGGTGCGACTGGCCGCGCCGCGTCTAGTGTGGGGAGTGACGCGACATCAAAAACGCGCCCGAGCTTTGCCATGTTTGCATGCTCCTTTGTGATTGGGGGGCCAATGATTGCACATCAAGGCTCAATCGTCATTAGGGTTTGTCCCGATGTGCATTTGTTCTTGAGCCGGTACAGTCTAGGACATGGACAGCGCGGTGCTGATCCAGCAAACCGGAGTAACCGACATGCTTTACTACCCTACCGAAGAATCCTGGAACGCTCAGATTGAATTCGAAGCAGCCACCGAGTGCGAGCAGCTTTGCGAAGAAATCAAAGAAGCTGCGCTGCACAGCAGCGAAACTTGGATGTACTACCTTGGGTTTGGCGAGGTCAGCATTGGTTCCGATGACGTTGCCAAGAGCCAAGTCAAGACTTGGCAGTTGGCCGCCGACGATGTGGCCAGCATGACGCACGAGCAGCTGGTTGTTCTCGTGATGATGGGCACTGACAAGCAAGCGCTGGAGGCACGCTACGAACTGCGCCAGCGACTCGAACGCGATCAAGACCTGGCCGACTACATTGACGGCGAGGCCGTGAAGGCCTGGCCGAAGTACAAAGCAGAACAGTCTAGGCTGTAAGGGTTTGTCCTAATGGCAGGGGCTCAAAAAGCCCCTATCATTGAACCCATAGCGCGAACGGAATAGGCCGAAGGCGCTGAACCAGAAAGGAACTGACATGAACGCAATGGACATCGCCCTGACCCAAGCTGATGAGCTTGGCCTGTTGCTCGCTGAAATTGCCGAGCTGACAAAAAAGGCAGACGCCATCAAGAATGTAATGAAAGATGTGGCCACGGCTGGCGGTGACGCAGTGACGATTGGCAATCTGTTCAAGGCTTCGGTTATTGAAGCTAACCGGAAGGTCACTGACTGGAAGGCCATTGCAAAGGCATACAGCATCCCAGCTGAAGTGATAGATGCCAACACCAGCATCACGGCAGTCTTCAGCGTCAAAGTGACGGCGCTGTAAGACAAATGAACTAGGGTTTGTCCTAATAGGCAAGCCCTGTTCGTCAGAACACAATAGAAGCTCATCAACCGGAGTAACCGAAATGCTTAAAACCTACACGATCAACAACGTCAAGACAAATACCTACCTCGGCACGTTCGAGGCTAACAGTCAAAGTGGTGCACTGGACGAATTCGCAAAGACACATGGTTATGCCAACTATGAAGACTTTTGCGAAGTTGAAGACTTGCGCGAGCCGGTTGGAGAAGACGACATACAAGTCGATCTGCAATTGCGAGATCGAGATGGTAACTACCGGTTTGCCAAATCCTCTCTCATCGATTGGATGGGAATGATTCCATCACACATCTTGAGCGCAATCGCCACCGGGCAAGTCAATGCAAGGCTTGCGGCTGTAGATCTGCTGTCCATGCGTGGGCAATGTGTAGAAACGTTGACTTGGCTCAAGTTCAGCGAAGCTGAAGAAGTCGCCATTGAATGGCGCAAGAAAGTTACGGCATAATCACCCGCCCCGCAAGGGGCATCCATCAACGCCAAACCGGAGAACCGACATGGCAATCAATCTAAAGAGAAGCGGCACCCTGGCCGCGCATGGCGTCAAGCTGCTTGTTTACGGGCAAGCTGGCGCAGGTAAAACGTCGCTCATCCCAACCCTGCCAGCGCCCATTGTCCTGAGCGCTGAAGGCGGCTTGCTTTCAATCGCCGGTGCCGATGTGCCATACATCGAGATCAGCGACATGGCAACACTGCGTGAGGCTTGGAGCTGGCTCAGCGAGAGCGCCGAGGCAAAGGAGTTTCAATCGGTGGCGCTGGACAGCATCAGCGAGATTGCCGAAGTCGTGCTAAACGCCGAGAAGAAGGCCACGAAAGACCCGCGCCAAGCTTACGGCGCGATGCAAGAACAGATGGCCGACATCATCCGGGCCTTCCGCGACCTTCCTGGACGGCACGTTTACATGAGCGCCAAACTCGAAAAAACGCAGGACGAAATGGGCCGGGTGTTGTATGCGCCGAGCATGCCGGGCAATAAGACCGGCCAGCAACTGCCATACTTCTTCGACGAGGTGCTGGCCCTGCGCGTAGAGCGTGACGCAGAAGGCAACAGCCAGCGTGCGCTTATGTGTGATTCTGATGGCCTTTGGCTGGCCAAGGATCGCAGCGGCAAGCTTCAAGCGTGGGAAGCGCCTGACCTGGGCGCAATCATCAACAAGATCGGAGCATGAGCATGGATTACATTGACTTGGAACTGTTGGCCCGTCAGTGGCAAGAAGCAAAAGAAGCTGAGCGCGTAGCCGTGGCAAAGCGCCGTGAGCTTGAAGATCAAATGAGCAACGCGCTTGGCGTGGACGCAGCAAAAGAAGGTACAGAAACGCATCTTCTGCCAGAAGGCTTGATGATCAAGATCATCAGCCGCCTCGACCGCAAGGTTGACGCCGATAAGGCGCAGGAGCTGGCCGCAGAGCATGATCTACAGAATGCGCTCGGTGCGCTTTTCAGGTGGAAGCCTGAGATTGATATGGCCGCATGGCGCAAAGCGCCCGCAGATGTGACCGCTATTTTCGCTGGGGCCGTTACCGTCAAGCCCGGACGCCCTTCTTTCACTATTGCAACCAAGGAGCAATAAAAATGGCTTTCCTTTCACAATCTTTCGCGGTTGACGAGTTGCCGCAAGGCTCTGGCGGTAACTTCGAGCCGCTGCCGGCTGGGTGGTATCAGGCCACGATCACATCGGCTGAACTGAAAAAGACCAAGGCCGGAACCGGAGAATACATCGCAATTCGCTACGACATCCTGGGGCCGACGCATCAAGGCCGGGTTGTTTTTGGCAACCTGAACATCGCCAATCCGAACCAAAAAGCCGAGGAAATCGGACGCCAGCAACTGCGCGAGCTGATGGTGTCAATCGGCCTCAACAGCGTGTCTGACACCGATCAACTCATTGGCGGTAGCCTTAGCATCAAGCTTGACGTAAAGAGTGACGAGCAATACGGCGACAAGAACGAAGTTCGCGGATTCAAGTCTGCCGGTGGTGGTTCTGCCGCGCCGAAGGCTGCTGCTTCTGTGCCCTCGTTCGCCGCGCATGCTGCTGCACCGGCTGCACCTGCAACTGCCAAGGCCGCGCCGCCCTGGTTGAAGAAGTAAACCAAAGCCCGGACAGGTTCCGGGCTATCTATTTGAGGTGAGCAATTGAGCACACTCCCCGACCCTCAGCATTCAATCACCGCCCTGATTGATGCTGCACACGAAGCGAAAGCGGAGGCCCCTCGGGGCCATTTGGGGGCTTCTCTGCTTGGCCACCACTGCGACCGCTGGCTATGGCTCAACTTCAGATGGGCCGTGATTGAGAAGTTTCCGGGCCGCATCCTGCGCGTGTTTAGGCGTGGCCACAATGAAGAAGCGCAGATTGTGAGCGACCTTCGAGCCATTGGCATCGACATCAGAGACACGCAAGGCGCACAGAGCCGGGTTGACTTTGGCTCGCATGTGTCCGGCTCGATGGATGGCATCATTCATTCCGGCGTGCCTGAAGCGCCGAAAAAGCGCCACATTGCAGAGTTCAAAACGCACAGCAAAAAGAGCTTCGACGAGGTTTCACGCGATGGCGTGGAGAAAGCCAAGCCGATGCACTGGGCACAGATGCAAGCCTATATGCTCGGCGCTGGCATTGACCGTGCGCTTTACGTGGCAGTCTGCAAAGATGACGACAGGCTCTATACCGAGCGCGTGCGGCTGGATGTGGATGCAGCGCAGCAGATTGTGGCGCGTGGCCAGCGCATCGCACTATCTGATCGCATGCCAGAACCGGTGAGCGCAGATCCGAGCTGGTATCAATGCAAGTTCTGCCCGGCGCATTCTTTCTGCCACCAGACCAAGCTGACAAAAGAGGTCAATTGCCGAACCTGCGCCCACTCTACGCCGCTCAGTGATAGCACATGGCATTGCATACGCTGGGATGATGTGATTCCAGTTGAAGCGCAGCGCGAAGGCTGCACCGGGCATGTGTTGCATCCTGACCTTGTGCCCTGGCATCGCAAAGAAGGGCCGGATGAATTCACGGCGGTTTATGTAGTGGATGGTGCCGAGGTGGCAAATGGCGAGCCGGATGCAAACATCTACTCAAGCCGTGAGCTGATCGCAAACGCGCCGGCCTGCACTTGGCAAGAGGTGAAAGACTTGCGCGGGCAGTTCCCCGGCTCAAAGATCACAGCATGAGCCAAAGCCGCGCACAAAGCATGATTGAGAGCGCGGCCAATGTAGTGATCGGCTACATGGTTGCGCTTGGCAGTCAATTGGTGGTTTTCCCTATGTTCGGCGTTCACCTTCCGCTGCAAGATAACCTATTGATTGGGCTGTGGTTTACGGCAATCAGTCTGGTGCGGAGTTACCTTGTGCGCCGATGGTTTAACAGGATGTTTCGATGAACTGGTTTTTCTGGCGCAAGCCCAAAGTCAAGCCGCAGCCGCCTACGCTCGAGGATCTGTGCAAGATCGCAATGGATGCAAACGTGGGCGAAGAAGTGACGATTGCCGAGCTGCTGCGAGCACATAAAACAATTGTGGCGGTGTATCACAAGTACAACCACCCTGGAGCTGATTGAAATGCTGCGCGAATACCAACGCCGAGCAATCGACCAGCTCTATTCATGGTTTGAGCAAAACGAGGGCAATCCTTGCCTCGTGCTGCCGACCGGAGCAGGTAAAAGCCATATCGTGGCCGCGCTGTGCAAGGAAGCTGTGCAGAATTGGCCAGAGACTCGCATTCTCATGCTCACGCATGTGAAAGAGCTGATTGAGCAGAATGCCGAGAAGATGCGCCTACACTGGCCCGGTGCTCCGCTTGGCATTTATTCTGCAAGCATCGGACGCAAGCAGCTGGACGAGCCGATCACGTTTGCTGGCATTCAATCACTGCGAGGCAAGGCTGACAAAATCGGCCACGTTGACCTGATTGTGATTGACGAATGCCACATGGTCAGCCACAAGGACGAGGGCGGCTACCGTGAGCTGCTGAATGCTCTGAAAGCTATCAATCCGAGTCTGCGCGTGATCGGTCTTACGGCCACGCCGTACCGATTAGGCCACGGCATGATCACTGACAAGCCCGCGCTATTTGATGGCCTGGTGGAGCCAGTGAGCATCGAGGAGCTGATTCATAAAGGCTTTTTGTCAAAGCTGCGCAGCAAGATAACGAAAGCAAAGCTATCGACAGAAGGCGTTCATAAGCGAGGCGGCGAGTACATTGAGGCCGAGCTGCAAGCCGCCGTGAACAAAGCAGACAAAAACGCCGCAGTGGTTGCCGAAGTTATGGCGCTGGCCGGTGATCGCAAGGCGTGGCTGTTTTTCTGCGCCGGCGTGGCGCACGCTGAGGCGATTGCAAATGAGTTGAATGCGCAAGGCATAAAAGCGGAGTGCGTGACGGGTGCAACGCCGAAAGCGGAGCGTGAATCAATTTTGAGACGGTACAAAGCCGGAGAAATCCGCGCACTGACAAATGCCAACGTGCTGACCACCGGCTTCGATTACCCTGACATTGACCTGATCGCCATGCTGCGCCCGACCATGAGCGCGAGCCTTTACGTGCAAATGGCAGGGCGTGGCCTGCGCGTGAAAAGCCACACTGACCATTGCCTTGTGCTGGACTTCGCTGGTGTGGTGGAGACTCACGGGCCGATCACTGCGGTAAAGCCGCCTAACAAGGTTTCAGGCGAAGGCGATGGCGAGGCACCGGTCAAAGTGTGTGACTCATGCGGAGAACTATGTGCAATATCCGCAAAAGAATGCGAAGCCTGCGGAGCCGCTTTCCCTGAGCCAAAGAAGAAAGATCTGAAGCTGCGCGATGTGGACATTCTCGGACTAGACCCAATTGAGATGCCGGTACGCGCTTGGCATTGGAAAGTACACGTCAGCCGGGCCAGCACAAAGAAGATGCTGGCAGTGACGTACTACGGGCGCGACCTTGCAAGCCCAAGCGTCACCGAATATCTGCCGGTTGCGCATGACGGCTATGCCGGCGACAAAGCGATGCAGACGTTTATGGCCATGTCTCGCAGCGCCGGCCTGAATCCGGCTGACTTGATGAAAGACACCGAGCCGAACGGCTGGCTGAGCGATTCGCTGATTTTGAGATTGAACGGGTCAAAGCCTCCTGTTTACCTCAAATACAAGATGGACGGTAAGTTTTGCAGAGTAACTAATAGGAGTTGGCATGCGCCCACCTGAACCTAGTTTTGTGATCGCCTGGCGCGAGTTTGACAAAAAAGGCCCGCCGAAGTGTTGCCATACATGCGAGTGGTACAGCAAAAACGGCAAGTGTGAGAAACATGGAATGGAGCCGCCTGCGGAGTTCGCAGCTACTGAAGATGATTGTGAAGATTGGCTTTGGGAGATTCCGTTTTGACTACTGACCGCATACCAACCGAGCACGAAGAACAACGCCAATTTGTTCAATGGTTCCGCAGAAGCTGGCCAGATGTGCGCATCTTTGCGATTCCGAACGGCGGTGCAAGAAGCGCGGCCACCGCTGGACGCCTGAAGGCCGAAGGCGTGGCGTCAGGCGTGCCGGATATTTTCGTGCCAGCCTGGAGCCTATGGATTGAGATGAAGCGCACGAAAGGCGGCAGCGTGAGCGCCGAACAGAAGGATTGGCTCCAATATCTGGAGGGCATCGGTCACACGGCTATCGTATGCCGGGGCTGTGAGGATGCAAAAAAGCAGATTGAGAACCTGATTTTGAAAGGTACGAAAGAATGAAGAATAACAATATCTAGCAAAGTCTATCCAAGTCTATCCACATCTAACCCAAACGGGATATACAAATGAAGAAGAAACGCAAACTGCCGCAGTATGAATGCGCCTACACGGTGATGGATGAGCTGCTGGCCAGCCCTACAGCGCCGCTGCAAGCTGAAAAACGCACGTACCAGCTAACGCGCATGTACCAGGGATTGCATGAGATCGAGCAAGGCCAGAACCCAACACCGGAGGATTGGCGACTTGTTTCCAATGCTGTCAACCTGCTGGAAACCCTAGTACGAGACATGAAGGTTTGTGAAGACAATTCAGGCTTGCTACATGATGCAGTTGCAGCATTGGCAAAGGCTGGCAAGCGTCACAAGTGCGGGGGCGCATTGCGATTGGATGGTGAAGGCATCGCCGCAGTTCGGGCTGTGCTTGATGACTACGCCGCGCTGCTTGACGTATTGCCAGCTCGCACGATGATCCGGTGCCACCGCCTGACAGAGCGCCGAATCATTGACTTAATCAAAGGTAAAACACGGTTAGAGGATGTTGTTGTATGAAAAAAAAGCGAAACCAACCCGACAGTGTGCGCAACAAAATACTGGAGTCTCTTGAGGCTTGCGGGCCGATGACTCGTGCAGAGATTGAGCGCGAATGCGGCCTGAAGTACAAGTCGGCATCATCGTCAATTGATAAGATGATGCAGCCGAATCTGCACCGATCCAAGCGGCCAAAGCTGCTCTACGTCAGTTCTTGGGTATCGGTAGATGCCACATCAGGGCACAAGTATTTGCGCCCGGTGTACGCGATTGGCAACCGGCCAGATCAACCAAAGCCAGACGCAAAAGAAACAAGAAAGGAAAGGAACGCTAGGTATTGGCAGCGCCGTAAGCTGAAAAAAGGCGCTGGAGCTTCAATCTTTCACTTTGCAATGTCCCAGGCTAAAGGAGGCCTAAAAGATGTCATTCAGCAATTTTCAACGCACAGCGACTTGGCTGCATAACTGCGGCAAAGAATCCAACAAGCTAAACGCCGAAGCCATCAGCGTGCAGATCGGATGCCACATCGAGGAGGTATGCGAGCTTCTGGACAACCTGAGCGTGAGCAAAGAAGGATACGCGCGGCTTTTGCAGCGCTGCGTGATTGACCTTAACGCGCTGGCGCTCAAGCTCAAAACCGGCGGCGTGATCGCCTACATTCCTGAGCATTTGCGCGAGGATTGCTTAGATGCTCTGTGCGATGCCGAGGTGACTGGAAACGGCATTGCATACCTGGCGCAGATGGACAAGGACGAGGCCGATGATGCCGTTCTGACATCAAACGAGGCAAAGCTGGTTGATGGAAAGCCGGTGATTCTGCCAGGCGGCAAGATTGGCAAGCCTGAAGGCTGGAAACCGCCGAACCTGAAGCCATACGTTTAAGGGTTTGCCCTAGTAGGCAAACGATCAACAAAGCCCGATGATTCGCTCATGGGCTTTTTTTTGGAGATAAAGAAATGAAACGTTCACACATTGAGACACCTCGCACGATGCAAGACGGCGAATGGGAAACCGGCTATCACTCAGTCGAGGAATATGATCGTGAGACAGCAGAAGTGGCTAAATACGTTCTCGGCCTGTGTGCTGTGATCGTGCTTTGGGTGTTGATGTCTTATTTTGTCTTTTGATCATGCGATGCGCAAACTGCAGATCATTGACGCGCGTGCTTGAAACACGCAAGCATTCAGCATTTGAAAGCAAAGGCGAGCTTTTGCGCAAACGTGAATGCGAAAACGGGCACCGTTTTTTCACGGTGGAAAAGTTGATAGCACTGCAATGCAAAGACAGAAACAATCATGAGCAATTGGCTAACCCACGGCGCACCGAAAAAAGAGCAAGCGACACCAGATCGAGCGTGCAACAAGCTGAGGCAGTGTGACAAGTGCGCCAGCATGGCTGCCCCTGAGCATGGCATTGAATACAACGGAAACCGGTGGATGTGTTTCAACTGCTGGAAAAAGAAGTTAGGGCTACGGAAATGAATAATGCATTGATTCTGGCCGCGACAAAGTACGCGCTGATGCGTCAAAACGCATTCATCGAGTGGCAATGCGTTCACTGGCTGCATGAGCATTGGCACATCCTGGCCGAGGAAACCAAGACCAGCATTCGCCGTGCGGTTGAATCAGCCTTTGCTGAGAACTACGATGATCTGCAATTGTCGCAGTGGGTTGATATTCGTAAGATTTGGATTGGGGAATGAAATGAACGATCGCATTTCCGCATACGCGATGGCGCTGCAAAGCGACATCAACACCGAGCGATTTCAAGTTGTAGAAAACGGAAAACTGCAAACCTATTGGATGGGCACAGTTTATGGCGGTGGAGTTGCTACCGATGCCGGGTTCAAATTCAAAACACCTGAAGAAGCATGGGACAACGCTAGTCGGTTCATTGAACAGTGCTCCGAAATAGTTAGTGAGAGATTAAATAAAAAAGGTGAATGAAATGAACCACGAAGACATTATCAAGCTGGCGCGGGAGGCTGGCTTTGAACAAAACTCGCTTGGTATGACGTACACGAGTGGGGCTCTGCCTGATTTGCTTGAACGCTTCGCATCCCTGGTCGCCGCTGCCGAGCGTGAGGAATGCGCGAGGGTGGCTGCATGGATTCTCAAGATGCCTCAGAACGATGTGAGTGCAGCCATGCGAGCAGGGGGAAATTGAAATGCAACTGCACGAATACGTGTGGGTCTTGTACGAAATGCAAGGCCGAGAGCCCAGCGAAGAAGATGAGTCGTGCGCGGGCGGCAGAGCGGCCACGCAAGCCGAAGCAGTACGGGAAGCCGCCCACTACTTGAGCCAGTACGCGAACGACAACACCGGATTCAGGTATGAGGTGTTCGAGGTGACGCGCAGAAGCCTCGGCGGGCTGACTCGGCTACCTGATGCATAACACTCATTAGCAGGCGTTGAACACCGCCATCCGAGAAAGAGAAATGAAATGAACAAAGCAAGAATCAAAGAAGAGGCAGAGCACTTTTTTGAATGGCCAACAAATCGGCGTGACCATGTGACGCTGACCTCGTGCCTGATCTTCGCGGAAGTGATCGCAGGCATGGCAGTAGATGCCGAGCGTGAGGAATGCGCGAAGGTGGTAGAAATTTTTGACAGGACGTTCCAAACAGGCGGCGGTATTGCGTCAGCCATCCGAGCGAGGGGGAATGTGAATGATTGAATGTTACAAAGAGCCCGACGGAATCATTCGAGTTGAAAGCTATCGAGTCGGTTCGCGCCAAGATGTTGTTATCGGGTATCTGCGTCAAGGCGTGGAAGATGAGGATTTCTGGCACTTCTATCCGTCGCGCGCTTGCGTGCTAAACGCTGGAACGTGTAGGCGTCTATCCAGGAAGCTTGCAGAATTGAATAAAGCTTTGCCGAATGACACCTGAACAAGAAAAGCGCAAAATCAGGGAAGCGCAGGTTGACATTGTGCTTGCCATCGTGATTTGCCTAACGTGGTTCGCTTTCTGCGTGCAAATGCTGATCTGGATATTTGATCTTTAGGAGCAACAAACATGGAACAGAAGATCTGCACATACTGCGGTCAAACCGGCCACCGCGCAAGCAATTGCCCTCATTTGCGAGCCGCTGAAGCCTGCACAGAATTGGGCATGGATGAGGAAAAGATGCACAATGGCCACGGTAGCCTAGGCATGTGGCTTGTGGTGATGATTGCGATCTTCAGCGCGGCTCTGTTATCGCTTGGAGAGTAGCGCGGTTTTGTCGGAACTGCCGGCACTTGATCCGAAGTAGTAGCTGATTATGCTGGCCCAGGCTCCGCCCAAAGCGCCCAGCATGACAAGCAAAGCATCGCCGCCGTTCTGTGGCTTTCCTTGAATCAAAAGAAAGCCCAGCACGCCGAAGAAGCCAGCCGTGACGAACATGGCAAGCGCTCGCGGCGTGAATGTGTCGCCGGTCTTTGCTTCGCGTTCACGCGCCGCCACACGGTCAGCCTGGTGGATCTTCTCCACATCAATATCAAGCTCACGCATGCGAGTGGTGAAGGCTAGCTCTGCTTCTTTGAGCTTGGCCAGCACTTCAGGCCCGCCATTTCCGATTGCCTGAGCGATCTCTGTTTCTGTACCGTCAGGCTTTCCGAGAATCTTCTCCGATACTACGGTTGCCACGGTGCCACCAAGCGGGCCACCCCAGGCCGTGCCGATTACCGGGGCCGCTGCGCGTAGAACGCGCTTCCAGATGCTTTCATTGTCGCTCATGGGTACTGCTTTCAAAGTCTATAACGAGAAATGCCAGTTTGACGCTCTGCTTCACGTTTACTGTAAAACGTCTGGCCATCTACATCTGTTGTGATGCAAATACTTTTGCGCAGTCCTTGCTTGAATGATTTTGAGCAATTCAAGCCTGCTGGCATGCGCTGTAAATTGCTCGCACTGTTGTTGGTTTTGTCACCATCAATGTGATCAATTGTTTCACCTACACCATGAATATCAAAACAATCAGCGACAAGTCGATGAATAGTGCGCGTGACGATTTTTCCTGGTGTACTGATATTTATACGCAGATAACCATATCTGTCCAATCGTGGTACTCGTTCACCTCTTACGCCACGAACGCGCCCAGTGTTGCTGACTTCGATGTTGTAGTTTGGATGCTTTACCCAAATCATAAATTTCCTTACGGGTAGTATTTTCTGTCCAATTCGAAATGTGGTCCATCTGGGAATTTTTTCCAATCAGCGCCGCAGACAATCGGGACGTTTTCCTCTTTCGCCGCCAGCTTGAATGCCTTGGCCAGTTCATCAAAAAGCGGCCAATCCCAGCGAATTTTCCCGCCGATGATCGGTGCAACGTCGATTGCATGGCCGGTGATGTGCCGGCTGTTCATAGTTTTGCTGGCACCAGCCGCCATGAGTTCGGCCTGCCTTGCCTTAGTGCGCAGACCTTCAATGACTGCAAAATCAATCTGAGACAGCGACAATGCTTTGTGAGCGACTCTCACAAGGTCAGCATTCACGCCGGCTAGATTCTTGATTGATCGCTCACCGAATGCGAATGCCATGATGTGTCCTTACGGGTTTTTGCGAGCATGGGCCGGTGGTTCTTTGACCCATGTCGGGAATGATACACCCAGCCAACATACGGACGCTATCACAGCGCCGATTGAGCCTGGTGTAATGTCTTGATGTATGGCCTCATTCAGCGCCCACAAAACAGAAAACGCTAGGCCGATGTGCATGCCAATGGATGCCGGCTGATTGTCTCGCCAGTTGAGCATATTCAACCGGCAAATGAGCGCAAACAGAGAACCCAGCGCCGAAACGCCAACCACAAGCGACAGGATCATCATGCTAACCTCTTTGCTACCAGTTTCGGCAGTTCGCTGACGATAATTGACAGGAGTGGGTGAAATAAAATACCCAGACCGGCCGCAATCCCCTGCGCTGTTTCACTGGAACCAGCAAACCAAATGGTTGATGCAATCGCGCCGCCTTTTGCTGAAAGCATGGCCGCAGATGAGAAAAGCGAGATGGCTCTGATGCGTCCGGTTTCTGGTGCCCATGTTACGCCAACAATGCACCCAAGAGCCGCCCAAATAAGCAGCGCCCATGAAATACCTAACGAAAGCAGCATGGCTCCTGCCATGCCTGAGCCGAATGCGATGATTCCTGCTGATGAGGTTGTCGTTGGTTCAGCCATTTTCGTCACTTGTGTTGCAAACGTAGAGCACAAGAATTGCTGCCAACCCGCTCAGAAGCAGCATCGGAACACCCCAAGCCTCGGAGCATGATTGCTCCCAAGATTCTAAAGCCCACGGCGCGTAAAGCCAAGCAGCCGAACACATAGCCGTTGTCGATGACATGATCGCAATGGCAACGCAAGCGGCGGTAATCATGCGGCTTTTGGAAAGCCAAGCGACACAAAAACACAAAGCCACCAGAAGCGGCCATTGTGTCAATGCTCGAATGTCGCCCTGAATGTCCTCTGGAAACATCTTCCAGGCGAATTCATGGACACATGCCAAGACCAGCAAGGCCTCGGCTATGCGCTTGCGAATCACCGCGGTGGCCTCGGCTTTGGGCCGAATAGCGGCTTGATGATCTTGTTCCAGAGTTTGGAGAGTGCGGATGTGATGAAGTCAATCATTTGGTTATTCCTTTGTAATTAGCTTGTCGCGGGGGATGGTTATGCTAGGTGCTGGAACGGAGAATGGAGAAAACCATTGGCATCGAGATAATCAAGTTGTTCCATCAACAATCAACCCTGTGTTTGCGAGTGCCGTAATCAGACTGGCAAGGGCAGCATTACCACCTTTTGACCCTGTAACGGTTTGCTGTGACGTTCCTGACGACCCAAAGAAACCAAAAGCACCATCTCTAAAAAGCATATAGGTGGTGCCGGAACCGCCGATTTGTTTGAACTTTGCCTGCGTAGAACTCGACTGTTCAATGCCAAATTCATACCCGCCAGCAGCGCGTTGCTTGACGCTAATGCCTTGGTTGAATTGCGGCCTTAGCCCTGGAAAAGTTAGGTATGGAGACGTTCCAGCCCCAGCAACCATAAAGCTATCAAAAGCCGGTGCGCCGCTTGCGGTCGTTGCAAAAGAAAAGATAAGCCTGTCGTTTGCTTCTTCAAATGTTTCGTTGAAGCGGTTTCCATTTGGGTCTGCATTTACGTCAGAACGTTGCCAAAGCAAGTCTGTGCTTCCCCCGTTCGTTGCGGGTTTTACTTGACACCAGTGACTATCTGTCTTGAACGCTAATCCACGATAAAAATACGTTGCAGTTCCTGCCGCACTGTTTTGATAGCCGACAATAATGTTGCCAGTAACTGCATCGACTATGTTTGTCAGAACATTTGATGCAACTTGATACCGCAACCGTCCAGCGAAAGCATTGCTGATGTTGTAAGTAGTGGCCCCGATTTTTATGTATGCCGCGCCGCTTGCAGTAAAATTGTCGGCCCAGACATCTGGTGATGACGCAACAAGATACGTTCCATCTGGGACGTAGTACCTGCCTGACGAAGCCGTTCTTGCGTCAGTGAAAGCCAACGTATCATCAACAATCCCATCACCCACCGCCCCGAAGTCTTTCACACTCACAACATCGCGCAGCTTGCTTTGCACAGTGCGCAGCTGCGCACCTGTCCCAGCCTGCAAGAATCCAACCAAAGATGAACCTGAAGATGATGCGAGGCTGGATTGCAAGTTGGAAAGCGAAGTCGCATCCAGAACACTAAACACCACCCGACCCTGCCGGTCTTTCACCGTCATTGAGAAGTCTTCAAGCGCCGTATAAACCCGCGCAGGCGTGCCACTGCGCACAAGGTAGCCGTTCAGCGTGCGAAGCGGCTGCGCGGCTGGAATGGTGCCAGCATCGTCCCAGTAGATCGCAATGGGGCTGGTTTCAGGATTCGTGTTAGCCGTTCCGATGTAAACGTAGCCATCATCAAGCGGAGAGCCGTTCGTGTCGAACAACTGCTGGAATGGGGATTGAATTTGGAGCATGGTGGGCCTTGCTGTTCAATGGATTGGGGGGATTATGGCTGCACTTGCGGTTCAGCGGCTTGCGCTGTGGCTTGCATGGAGTTTTGTAGCCATGCGATGCGATAGTCCAAAGACTTTGGCATTTTGACAGCATTGGCGAATTCTGAAAACGCTGCGCTCATTGCTGCGCGACGAACGACCTGTCTGCTTGGCTGGCCTGCCGTTGTTGCAGCTTTGACTGCCAATTCTTGGAACTCTGGAGATGCAAAGAGCTTAGATGCTTTTTGCACGCCTGAGCCTTTTGCTCCTGCCATGAATTGAACAATGTCAGGCGCAATTACTGCGCCGCCTGGAATAAGTCCAGCTGCACCAGTAGTTACTCTTTGCGCAATTCCATTTGCCATGACATTACCAATCAAGCCATCTACAGCAGCCTCTCCAAGGATCTGATTGGCTTTGCCGGTTGTAGGAATGCGAGCTTGCGCATCTGCCACGCGCCGCGAGACTTCATATAGATCACGCGCTGTTCTATCCCATTCTGGCCCCATGATCTTGACCATCTGAGCGTAAACCGGAGGATTGGCGCGCAAACCTCGATAGACTTTGGTGTATTCGCTTGGGCTGAACACGGTTTCAGCCGCACCAATTGCGCGGCCTGTGGCCTTGCCAGCCGTGATAGATGCAAGCGCAGTAGAAACGGTTTCTTTTTGCAGTTCTTGAGGAACTACCTTCATCAGCTTGTTGAATGCTGCTGCATCGCCCTTGGATGCTGTGGCAATTGCCGTCTGCATCTTTTGAGCCACGCTTCCGTCAATTTCTTTGCCGAATGCGCCAACAATACGCTTTTCAAGAGCCGATTGTTTTGTAGTCAAAAGATTTGCGGCACGCAACTGCCTGCGAACTTCATTTCCTCCAAACGCTTCAACGGTATCAAGTTGATCTTTGGCAAGTGCGCCTTCCAATCTTTTGATGGTTCCTAGGTTGAGATTTTTTGCATACTCATTTGTTGTTCCTGCGCGTTTTGCAGCTCCTAGCATGCTTTTTTCAAATGAAACCCCGCCATATGTCATTCCACTATTTACCATATCATCAAGTTTTTGCAAAGACTTTATGCCTTCGGCAGATGTTCCAAGTTCATTTTTGATTTTTGCAATTTCTGCTGCAAGATTGTCAGTGCTTGCAGGAAATGATTTTGGAACAACTTTATTTACTTGTGTATAAAGATCCTTTGCTTCTGTTTGTAAGTTGTTTCTAGTGCTTGTTAGCGAATCCAAAATGCGCTGAGAAGTCATTCCAGGCGCTGGCCTGCCTTCAATGAATGCCGCATCAGATTGTTGCGAGATCTCATCGGCCTTTTGCATGAACTGGCGAACAGTTGCCTCCCATGCGGCTTCAGCTTCCCCGCCAACCTTGGCACGAGTCAAACCAACTGCGGCGCGCACTTGTGGGCTATCGCTGAACACATCAACCGGAAGATCAACGCCCAACCGTTCGGCTGCTGCGCGAGCCTCTGGATTGACTTGCGCCATATCCGCCAGCTTTGCTTTTGCTGCAGATGAGCCTGGGCCAAAACCTTGCGCCTTGCGAGCCAAGTTCAAAACGTCAATTGCGCCTTCTGTTTCAGTCGCTGCCGCAGCCAACGGAGCCGCAGCGCCAGCCGCAGGAGCCGCCATCATCGGGGCTTGCTGTGCAGTTCCAGCCGCCTCAGCCCGCGCAGCCTGCGCTTGCATACGCTGCGCCAGTTCTTCAGCCGGTGGCCGAATGATTGAGACTTGAGGCGGTGGCACTTCAGCCGGCATGGCGCGGCGAGCAGCCGCAGCGGCCCGGCCTG